CTATGCTTGCGATTCTAAGTACATAAGTTTAGGTAAACGTGTATTAAAAGATTGTGTAGTATCCCTAGGTAGGGTTGCCACCTCCAACACAATTAAGTTTAGTCAGTCCTTTAGTGGGTTGGTTGAAAGTGAAAACACATTTAGTCTAGGTAGGATGGTGGGTGATAGGTTTGTCTCTGTCTACGATGTTAGTTCTCAATTATTTGATCCTGCCTCATTACTTTATGACGGACCTCGTAATATAGGTATACTAGGAGAGATTGAAACTGTTTTTTCGGAATCAGAGACCCAAGTTAAGCTGGATGAACTTCAATTAAATATCCCTATCTTGGCTTCTAAACTGAATCTTTCCCCGGAGTTTTCTCCATATACTATAGTTCCTGATAATTGGGAAGAAGAGCAATCAGATAGCACTGAATCAGTCCATGGTGAAATTAAAATGGAGTCTGAAGATGGTGATTCCGATTTCGATTTTGACGATTTTAACATGAACATAGAGGGTTCTTCTTCTCTCATTGAAAATTACGCTGTTGGCGAGTCTGATGATTTCTATGATGTCACAAGTATTGTATTAGGCAAGTCGGCACATAACTCTAAAGGCAAAATTAGGTTTACCGAAGCATATGTTAATATTGTCAGAAGAATCATGTCAAATTACCAATTAAAAAATAAGATCCTGGAATTTTTGGATAGACTGCCATCTTGGTCGCAAAATTACTACATGTTCTACTTGGCTGAGAATTGCAAGGCATTATTGAATAACGACATGCTACTAGAAACTTATAAGACTTCAAGAAAATCTCAGCTAGTCCTTAATTCTTGTCTGTGTCATCTTATGACTGGTAGGATGACATTCCCTAATGAATCTGGAGAATCGTTAACCAAGATGCATATAGAGAACATAAAAATATTTACGTCAAAAAACATAGGTATACATAGCAATACATTTGAGAGGTTCTTTGGTTCTGGTAGAGATCAAACCGTGGAGTACTTCTTGAAACCTAGAACAGGTCATTTTAGGAAGGACTATTTTTCATCTGAAACAGTCGATGATGACATGTTGTTT